GATACGAGGACTACCCCATAGTTGTCACTAAATATTCAGAGGACTCTAAGAGACTCTACGACACTATGACTGCTCCAGACCTATTAAGAGGAATACAAAATCAAGTAAAAGTAGAAAGAGATTCTCGAATAGACAGGAACAGTTTGGCTACATTGCCGCCAATTTTACATCCAGTTGGGCAAGCACCAACGGACTATGGACCAGCTAGAATGATTCCATATCGTAGAAAGGGAGACTTGGACTTTGGACCAACTCCTCCACCTCCGACTGGTTCAATAGAGATTGAGACAACTTTACAAGCACAAGCTGATAGATTGATGGGACTAGATGATTCTCCTATTAGTCAACTTAAGAAGCAATACTTGGTAAATAAGTTCTTGAAACACTCAGCAGAGGTTATCAAATTAGCCTACAAGTGCTACCAACGATTTGGTCCAGATAGTACATTCTTTAGAGTAACTGGTTCACCTGACCCACAGATGTTTGGTAAGGGAGACCCCAACGAAGACTTTGATGTAACTATCTCGTATGATGTATTGAATACAGACCCAGAGACTCAAGAGAAGAAACTTGCACAAATACAAGCATTGACTGCACTTGACCGCAATGGTCGTATCAATGTAGATAATCTATTGACAGTTATTGCTAACTCTGTAGACCCAGTATTAGCTGACCAAGTTCTACAGCCAATCGAGACAGCTCAAGAACAAGTGGTCAAACAAGTAACTGATGACTTATCTAAGATATTTGCAGGAATCGAAATGCCAGCTAGACCAACAGGTGGTCAAATCGCTATGCAGGTTATTCAGCAATATACTTCTCAGCCTGATGTTACTGCTCGTTTGCAACAAGACGAAGCTTTCAGGGCAAGACTTGAGAAATACGCTAACCAATATACCTTCCAAATGCAGCAACAACAAAATGCTCAGATTGGACGAATTGGTACAGAGCCAGCACAAATGGGCAACATTCCGACACAAACAATGTAATATGGCATTACTTGGAACAATACTTGGTACTCAACAACCTGAGACTCCAGTAGCTTTGTCATATGACAATTACTTTGTTGATGAAGTCCTATCTAGAAATGAAGGACGAGAACCACATCAAAGTATAGAGGACTACAGTATGACTGGTGCATATGGAATCAAGAATAGACCAAAGAAGTATGAGAAGCTACCAGCCAGAGAAGCAGCTCGTCTAATGACCTTAGATAAAAGAGAAGAAATCAAAAGTCAGATTGGCGAGAGAAACTGGGAGCGTATGCCTATGACTGTAAAGTTAGCGACTCAAGACTTTCATTGGAATACAAATAGCTTGTTTACTAATTTTAAAAAGAACTTAATCAAAGGAGATTACGAAAATGCATTTTACGAAACCTTTGATGCAGTATCTGCTTCAGACAAAGAGAGTGGCAAGAAAGGTGTACTTAGGGGTCTAGCAAATCGTAGAGCAAAAATGTTTAATAAATATGCTATACCTAATAAATTACCCAAAGTAACTGATTTTGAATTTACCAAAGGAGACAAAGGAGGAACAAATGTTACTTATTACTTTGAGGGCAATAAGAAACCAATAACCAAATTTATATCCAAGGGTATACATCCTGACTCCAAAGGAGCAGACACAGAAACCAAAGGCTACGAAAAATTCAAAGTACAAAACTAAACACATGGATTTACAATCAGCACTAGACGCATTATCAAATCACGAAACTTTCGCAGTATTCATACTAACCATACGAGACCTCAGAGAAGAAGCTATAGCAGAGCTACACAAAGCTGACTTTGAGCAAATACAACAAATTAGTGGTCGTATATTGACCTATGACCAAATCTTACAAATGGCTGATTACAAGACATTGGAAAGAAGATTTGGATAGTATGTTATAATAACTTTATCGCAATCGCTTAGGCGCAAAGAAAGTGGAAAATTATGACAGATGAAATCAAAGGAGCAGTCGCTGAGGCTCTTAAAGAAGATAGAAGCGGAGCAAATATCACCCCTGCACAATTAGCTGCAAGGAGACTAAATCAATCACAACCAGAATCTCAACCAGAGATTCAGGAAGAGATTCAAGAGCAGGTAGAAGAAACTGAAGTAGAAGAACCAGTAGCAGAAGTAACTGAAGAAGTTGAAGAAGTTATTGAAGAACCTACAGAAGAGACCCAAGCCGAAGATGTTCTTTCACAGTACAACTTGGACGAAATGTCTGAGGAAGAGTTAGAAGACTTATCAAAGAAACTTGGAAGTCGTGCAGTTGCTCGTTATGGCGAACTTACAGCCAAACGGAAAGCTGCTGAAGAAAAGTTAGCTGAGTTACAAAGGCAAATGTCTGAGCAGAAAAATGATATTCTGCAAAGCAAGAAGCCAGTCGAAAACAATCCTTACTCAAACCTAGAAACCGTTGAGGCTCTGCAAGACAAAGCCCAAGAGGTGAATGAAATAATAGGATGGGCAGAGGATATATTGTTTGAGTCAGATGGTTACTCAGCTGATGATGTGGTCACAGAGGTAGAGGGTAAAGAAGTTACCAAAGCGCAAGTTCGCAAAAGTTTACTTCAAGCCAGAAAAGCAAGAGATGCTTTCTTACCAGACCAATTAAACACACTTCAGCAAATTGAAAATGGCAAGCAACTTAGGTCTGCATTTGAAGAACAAGCAAAGCAAGAGCTTACTTGGCTTCAAGGAGAAGACAACGATACAAGAAAACAATATGAGGCAATGTTATCCGACAAACGATTCATTGACTTACAAGATAAGGTTGACCCAGATATATCAGCTCAGTTGCCATACTTGATTGCTCATGCAGCAAACAGTATGTATGGTCGCAGGCTAATACAGGATAAACCAAAGGTTTCTATCACTCCTCCAAAGACTGGTGCAACTTCTGCACCTAACACAAGTCGTGCTAAGAAAAGTACAAAAGCTCTGGCTGACCTATCCAGTCGATTTAAAGATTCAGGGAATGAAAAAGATTTCATCAAACTTCGTACAAAACAACTCACAAAATAAATTTTAAAATAAAATGGCAATTACAGATACATTCAATCCAGCGTTACAACCAGTAACGACCCAAGGACCGAGTGCTTCTAATCGTGAGGATTTGACAGATGTCTTGACAATCCTTGCGCCAGAAGAAACACCAGCCCTTTCATCCGCTAACAAACAAAAAGCTAACGCTACATTTGTTGAGTGGACAGTCGATTCATTAGCTTCTCCTGCTACCACAGGTATTTCAGAGGGAGCTGATGTTACATCATTCACAGACCAATTTGCATCTCGTGCAAGACTTGGTAACTACATTCAGAAGTTCCGTAGAGACTTCATGGTTTCTGATTTACAAGAAGCTGTTGACTCTGTTGGACCTGCTAAAGTTGCACAAGCTGAAGCAAAAGCTATTCGTGAGCTTAAACGAGACATTGAGGCTACAATCTTATCAGACAATGACCGTCAAGCAGAAACAGGAGCAGTTCCTTACAAAATGCGTGGTCTTGGTGATTGGTTAGATTCAGCTGGACCTTCAGATGTTCCTGCTGACTATCGTACACCTGCTGGCTCTATCAACACTCAAGCAGCAGCTGGTGACATCACAGAGTCTGAGTTCAACACAATCATTCGCTCAATCTATCGTGCAAATGGTGAAGCTAACAACTTGGTTCTTATCGCTGATACAACACTTCGTAAACAAATCGCTGACTACGCTCGCTTCGGTGCAGATGTAGCTGACGGAACTAACGCAGGTGTTCGTAATGTGAACTATGATGGAAATGATTCAACTATCAAATTATCTGTTGAAGTATATCAATCAGACTTTGGTATCGTTTCTATCGTAAACATGAATCCTGTTACTAATCCAGAAACTGTTACAGGTGCTTCTGCTAACCATGACCGTGGTTACTTAATCAACCCTGACTACTATGGTATTCATGAGTTGATTCCTATGGGTTCTACTCGCTTACCTAACATGGGTGGTGGAGAGCGTGGTTTCGTTGACTGTGCATTAACACTAGGTGTTTATGCTCCAGCAGCTCATGGTAAAATCGTTTAATTAAAGGAGGAACAATAACATGGCATTAGTATTAAAAAAAATCGGAAACCTAGAAACACTTGCACAAGGCTATACTCACGAAGTAGAGTTTGATGCAAGCGAACTATCAGCTTCAACAGGCGCTCAATCAACAGCAGTTCAGTTCCCATCAGGGTCTGCACTTGCAGGTGTTATCGCTAAAGCAAGCATTGAAGTAAAAGAGTTAGTAACTGCAGCAGTATCTACTGGTTCAGCTATCTCTGATGCGGCAATCTCTTGTGGAGACGATGATGTTGATGGATTCGTAGCAATCACAGACTGTTTCACAGGTGACACAGAAAACCAAGGATATGTAAACACAGGAGCATTATTAAATGGTGCAACTGCTACATCTCATGTGGTTTCTCAGTTCAATGTATCATCAAATGGTACAGGGAATGGATTCGGTAACGCAGAAAAGGGTAAATTTAAACTCTTAGTAGCTTACTATCCAACAGCTGGTTCAGGACTTACAAGTTAATAAATAATCTTACAGGGTGGTAGGCAGATACCTGCCACCCTTTTTTATAATGGATATACTACACTTTAAAAACAAATCCCACGATGAGGGAGAACATTGCAAGGCAATGGCAGATGTTATTAACAATGCTATCTTGCAAGAAAAACTAACTGAAAAAGACAGAACAGATATTGCTCGTAAAGAGGCATCTCAACTCAAAGGTAAAACACACCCTACGCTTGGTAAGTGTGTAGCTACTATACCAGCTCGTGAATACTTTCGCTTCGTAAAGAAGTATGGCTCTGATACAGTATTATCTAAAGAATTTTTACAATACTTCAACAAGAAGCACAAAGACCTTTCACCTAATAAAGCATAATGATTCTAAGAAGAAACCAAGACTTATTTAATACAATCAAAGCACTAGCTGGTGTTAATGATTTTACAGATAATGAAATAACCGACTTGGTTTCATTTACTAATCGTAGGTTAACAATGGCTTACAACACTACTCCCATGTGGGAGAGATATATTGTAATATCAGAAGAAAGAAATGTATCTTCATTTGCTTTAAGTGGGTTATCAACAGCAAGTTATAATGCTGCTTACACTAAGTATGGAAAATATGAATCAACTTCAGGAGTGTTTACTGACTTCTATGTTCCCAATAATTCAACAGCTATTGGTTCAAATTTTCAATTCCTAAGAAATAGTAGTGGTAAATGGGTATGGGGAACATCGGCTTATCAAAAAGACCCAGTTACCGATATTGTTACTCTTACTGGTGTTGGTGTTGGCTTTGCTACACAACAAGATGATGAGGTATATGATTCTCCTATTGAAGTAAAAAATTGGGGTTCATTAAGTAATGTTAGTGGATTTTTAAAACTAACAGCAAAGCAAATCGTAACATACGATGAAGCCTTTGAGGAACTAACATCTGGGGCAACTAGAGTAGCTAAGGATACAATACAAGACTTTATTCGTATTCACCGAAATCAATCTTTCTTAAATAACTCTGCTACTGAGTATGACTTCTATGTAGATGTTAATGGTGCAAATGTACTCAATAGTTCTGCAACTAACGGATAAGTATTTGTTACTTATAAAAAACCAATAGTAAATACTACTACTGGTCAGGTAATTACATCCTTAGATACAACTGCTACAAGCAATTATCTAACAGAGATACCCCTAGAATTTTTTAATTATACTGCTCATGCAGTATATGCAGACTTCCTAAGAATGGATGGTCAGC